AAACCACAATGGCCATAGTGGTGGAAGAACAGAGCGCTACCTCCTAATATGGTTTACTTCTCACTTTATCTACCACATCAGTTGCTAATATAAAACATTGTTGAGTACAGTTATAAAATGCTACATTTGATAATGAAATTCCACTAGCTAGCGCTCCACCAAGTATATTTCCTTGAAATAATTGAGTTTTTGTCGACGCAATTTGATTATAATATCCATCATCAGATTCATCGTAAAATAATGTTTTAACTTGCTCTGGTGTTAGAGTAGCAACTGGGTCTCCAGTATCAAGTGTAAATAATATCTCTTCATCATTTTTAGCATAATTACCTAACTGTCTATATAAGTGCTCGAGTGATGGATCACATACATAAATAGTTAATACCATGAAAGTGAAAGCGTTTGAGTCACGAGCTTTTTTAAATTCATTCAAAATTAATTTTAAATCTGTTATTAAACTACTCTGACTAACATAGGTCATAAATAAGCTATTATAACAAAACACCAAAGTTCTCTTAAATTTAGGAAATAATGTTATAATATTCTGTACAGTATATGTTTGTTGATTAAAATGAATATTACTATCCCTAGGAAATCTATATCCCAAATTAACACTATCATACCCATAATATTTGATCTTTTTATAGTTTAAGTTTAAAATAATAATCAAACATTCATATGACCGGCATCCAACATCCAATACATGAGTAATTTTATCATAATATTCATGAGTAAAAAACATACCAGCCGCTAAGCGCTGTCCATTAGAAAATGATTTAGCTGGGCTCACTGCTTTACATTGTACATTTAAATTCCCTGAAATTAATCCCATGGTCGATACATTATTAAATTTGTTATTTGAAGTGCCATATACTTTTACCATTGCAGACATTATCATCCTCCGCATATCAGACATGCCTATTAATCTGCTAGTTTGAGCTAAATCACCAAAAATTGTGTTTCCAATTGCTATTTCAGTAGAGATATTCTCATAATAATTTATAGCGTGTCCTAATGAATTAGAATCCACTTCAATATAATAATAACCTGATTTAAAATCACCGAATGTTTGATTGTCATAAGCTCTTTGGTTTTGATTATTAGGTAATTGAAATAAAAATTTCTCAAATGAAATATCATATGATGCAAAGGTTAACATATTGGCTAAATATAGTGTAACATCCTTTTTGTCTATTGCTTGCCCAACAATTTTACTGCCAAATCCCGTAAAAAACACTTCATATGATCCATATGGTGAATGATCTGTATACACTATTGTAACTGGTTGCACAGCTTTGTCCTTTAGATATAAATTTAATTTATCAATCAGAGCTAGAGTTAAATAATTAATCTTAATTATAAAACCTTCATCAGCTGTCTCAAATATTAGCGTTAATAATTCGAAAGTACCAAGAACCATCTCATCAAAGCTTGAATAACTAGTTTGATCAATATCAGATATGATAAAATGAAATCTTTGGCTAGGGATAAAACCTGAGATATCACTTCTAAAATTTGGGGACATTGCATTATCACCGAACCCAGTAATAACATAATTATCTAATGTAATTCTTCTCAATATATCACGCATTGGTTCTATGATAGCTCCAAATAAACATATTGCTTTCTTATTTAATATGTAACTCCAATCAGTATATTCCTTTGTAACACAATGAAGAAATAGAAGTAATAATTTTAAAGTTGAACTGTTGACTCCATCATTAATAATACCAGAAAATCTGGCAATTTCAAGGTCGTCTGAATTTCTTGTTATGAAATTAATATCATCTTTATAACAATAGGCAGATAGAATTAATTTTTGTTCTGTAGAATAAGAATATCCACTTGATTCTAATTCAGTTAATTTAACCAATTCCGCTGGTGATTTTGCTTTATCAAAACTACTTTTTAATACTTCCCTTAACTTATATTCTATCGTAATTTGACTTTGTAAATTTTTATCAATATCTTCTATGTATTGAGTTGAAAAACTACCAAATCCATTAATAGAATAAACATTTAATAATTTATCTAAGTAAACTTTAGAAATAAATTTAATATCTGACAACATTTCAACACAATTAAACTCATTTATCAGAGGTTTAGAATAGTTTGGTAACTCTTTAATAAGTATAGTTCGAGAATAATTGATATGAGTAGGAAAGGCATTATATGGTATAATTTCAACATTAATTGGCAATAATTTAATCCAGTTCAATCGTAATCTTCTACCTATTGATGATGCAAATAATACATCAAATACAACTTTTATCATTGGAAAATGTTGGAAAGAGATATTATTATTAAAACCTAGATAAATAAGCCAATCAGTTAGTTCATTCTGACTTAATAACTTTATTAATTCTAAACAAAATCTATTTAAAGATAAAGTTGAGGCTGAAAGTAGTGGTGGTAAACCTTGTAATATATGTAGTCTATAAAGCATTTTAACTGGAGGTTGTTGCAGTATTTCATCTTTAGTATGGTTCAAATTATTAACAATCCCATGATAATATCTATCATATACACCTTTATTGCTACTTCCTAAATCTCTCCAAGTTGCATATATTTTTGTGATATAATAATAAAATAACTCATCTAATTGTCTAAATCTTCTTATATGGGAATGATTAAAATGATCATAAACATGCATTGCTATAATTCCAGAATTTTGAAAATCGTCATTTACTAGAGGAGGTGTCCAAGGTACTTCCAATGAGTTTTGATTTTCAACATGCCAATAAATATCATACAATACATTATTTAAATTACTCAATAATGTGTATGTCGGAATAGAATGTTGTATTACATATGATCTTTTTAAAGGAGGAGAATAAATCATTAAGTTATTATCTAGTATCATTGTCTCATTTGGAATATTTCTATTACAAGATAAATTCTGAACGATATATGATGTTAATTCATTTATATTTCTTTTCTCAGCGATATTAATTAAAGGGTCAGCTGATTTTATTCCTCCAGAAAACTGATTATAAATATATCTCCATATTGTAAACTGAGAAATGTAATTAAGGTTACTTTGCCATTGTCCTTGATCAACATCAATGAGTGTCAAATCATCTTTAATAAGGTAGCCTTCAATTGCAAAAATCAATTTATCTAAATAGTCATTAATTTTGTAATTAAAATTAGTTTTGTATATCTCATCACTAAAATATCTTTCAACATCAAAAGCGTCAAACACTTGAATTAAGTCAATTGGCATTTGGGTTGGTAACTGCCATGGGGCATTAAAAATAATCATAGTTAAATTCAATTCCTTATCATGATTTATTCGATATCGTGGTTTAGTTTTAAGTTGATTGATAAAAGTAGTTGTAGTTAAGATGTTTTTTTCTCTTAAATCTTGAATATCACCGGACTGTGGAAATAAAGTAAAATTTGTGTCTTCCATATTAGATTCT